GGCCGTTCATCTCCCACTCCTTGTTGCGGAAGAGCACGCCGACGATCTTGTTCTTGAGCTTCTTCTCGTCCCAGTCCCAGTGATAGCCGTCGTTCGACGCCTCGAAGCTGCCGATCACGTTGTTCATGGTGCGCTTCTTCCATCCGTCCTTCTCGCTGCCATCGTCGGTCGGGATGCTCGCGCGATAGACGCCGCGCCAGCGCTTGTCCTCGTTGGTGTTGCCGTCGAAGTCCTTCTTGAAGAACTCGCGCCAGTCGCCCTCGCAGATGTCGAACGCGATCACAAGACGCTCGCCCCAGTCGTTCTCTTCGACCTTCGCGCTGACCACCTTTGCCACATAGCCGCCCGCGGGAAGCACCTCGCGAGCGCCGCTGCTGACCTTGGCCTCAAAGCCGGAATACTGTTTCATGTTTTTATCCTCCTTAATTGTTGTTTAATTCGTAATACGCGCGGATCGTATCGTCCACGGCCTTCAGATCGTTGTCGATCTTCTCGGTCTCGAACATCTCCATCGGAGTCTTGACCGGCGAATAGCCGTCGTTCTGCGTCAGGAACCAATGCTCCTTGCCGTCGGTCTGTGCCATCAGGACGATGCTGAACAGCCCCTCGACCGTCAGTTTCTCGTCGAGCATCCGGCCGATGGTCTTTGCCTTAACGTGCCCGTCATCGGTGCGCTCCGTGTGGTGGAGCAGGTAGACAATCACGTCCGGCGGCGTCTGCGCGATGATGAACTGGATCATGTTGCGGAATCGAATCGCGATATCCGTAAACTTGTTGTAACCGGTCTCCTTCGCGCGGTCGAAGAACTCGAAGGCGAGAAGATACTGCGAGTCATCGATCACATAGGTCTTCAGCTTTGGAGCCGAGAGCGTCCTCTCGATGTTCTGATAGGTCGCGTTGTCCATTTTCGGCAGCTTCTTCCTGAACGGCAGCGGCTTCGACGCCACATTAAAGATGCCGACCTCGGCCGTGTCAAAGTTGCGGAGCGACGCGCTCTTGCCGGAGCCGCTTTCGCCCAGGATTAAAACAGGGATTCCCATTAAATTCCACCTCCATAGTGTTTTTTCAGCTTGGCTTTCCGTCGCTTCTCCACCGGCGGATACCAACCACATTTGTTGCAGCCGTCACAGAATTGCTTGCCAATCTCCGCGACGTCCGGCACGAACGCGCCGGTGCTGCAAAGAATGCCGTAGCGCTTCGAGCCGTTTTCGATGACGGCATGGAACGGGCAAAGGCGCTCTTTCTTCATGTGACGGCCTCCTCCCACAGGTGCGGGAAACGCTGGTGCATAACCGGCGGTGTCGGGATGTCGATGAATTCATCAATGCCGCGCCCGCAGATGACGATATCTCCGACAAAGTCAACGCCGTTGATTTTGCAGTTGTACGGCTTGCCCTTGAGCCGCCCCTCCTCGTCACAGATCACGGCGAGATCGGGCGAGATGTTCACGGCCTCGATATAGCCGCCGACCTCCTCCTGAAGGCTCTCCAACGTGTTGTCGATGCGGCAGAACTTCGCCGATTTCCCCGCCGGCTTCTTCAAGGCCCAGATCAGTTTATCCATCTTTTACCTCACCCTTTGTGTTTCGCTTATACATTTCACTTTACCGACAGGCTCACGCCCTCGGTCAGCTCGGCGCCCACTATCTCCATTCCGCCCTTGAGCGCTTCTTTGATAGCGGCCTTGTCAGGCTCGGTCTTCTCCGTGATCCTGAGCAGCTCCGGCGCGTTTGCCTTCGCCCACGGCTCAAACAGCTCGCCGATGCTGACGCTGGTGGTCTTTCTGTAGCTGATCTTGCATTTCGACGTCTCGAACTTCTGACCTTGCAGCACATAGTCGAGATAGCGCTTGAGGCTGTCACGCTTGCGCTCCTTCGCCCGCTGGCGCTCTGTCAGCGCGTCACGCTCGGCCTTGATAGCGGCCACCTCGGCGTCCAGCTCCTTCACCCACAGCGCCACGCCTTCGATCTTCGCGTCGCGCTCCATGTTCAGCTCGTCCAGCTCCGCCGCGTTCAGCAGCTCGCCGGTCGCCTCGTCAACTTGCGGCTCGAAGTTGCGGAGCCGGTTGTCAATTTCGTAAATCGTCATCATAAACCTCCTCATATTCTTCTTCGATCTGTTCATCCCCGCACTCAGGGCACGCTTCGCACGTCCACGGCTCAAAAAATCCGTCCGGCATAGGCTCGCGCCAGCGCTTGATAGACGGCTCCGAGAAAAGTGCACCGCAGTGTTCGCAACGATACAACATGGCGCTCACCTCATCGTCAGAAGATCTACCACGAGCTTGCCGTCTGGGATGGTAACAGAATAGCCGTAAATGCCGCCGACTTTACAGCCGTCAATATAAAGCTCTGCATCGCGCACCTTGTCGGGAATAAAAGCGTCGAGCGTCAGCATGAACTCGTTGAATGTGACGCCCTTGGCGGCGTCTTCCTTCGGCTCCAGCTCCTTGACAACGATGGCGTCCTCGATGGTCGGCGGCTCTACCTTTGCCACCTCTAACGGCGGCATCCGCTTCTTGCTGCCGCCGCGGTGCTTGTCGATGCCAGCCTGCTGGCGAACGTTGCGCACCGTCCACTTGGACAACCCAATAGCCGCGCCGATCTCGGTGTCTGTTTTTCCATCCAGCGTCATCTGCCGGATGACCTCGATGCGATCCTCGTGACGCTCGTGCCTTGTGTTGTGCGTACAGCCGACGCCGATGTCGCAGCCGCGCATCTTGCCGGTGATGGCGAGATAGTCGCAGGTCGGCTCCGTGCCAGTTTTGCTGAGATAGCTGCACCCCTTGCAGGCCTTCGCTTCTTCCATCGTCATTTCTTCGCCCTCCTCATCCACGCCGCATAGGTGTAAAGCGTGATGCCTTGCGTGTTCGGCTCATAAAAGATGATGTCGCGCAGCGCTTCGAGCTGATTGTCCGCTTCGATAAATACCTTGCGACCGGCTTTGGTAGTGCAAATAAAGATCGCCATCACTTCGCCCTCCCCGTGTCCAGCCACAGCAGGAAACGCATCAAGCAATAGGTCGCGACATATACGCCGCACACCGAAAACGCCGTTTTGACGGCTTCGAGGTTAATCATCGGCGGCCTCCAGACTGCCGTACGGCTGATAGTTGACCATCTCGTAGATCTCGGTGCCGTTCTCATCGAGGATGTGAACGCCGTCATAGTGGTCATACTCTCCGTTCACGGTTTTACAATAGAGGCCAGCCATGCTCGCGTAACGATACAGCGCGTCCTCATTCTCGGAGTCGACGCGGACGCAAATCTCCGACTTGTGGTTGGTCTTGACGCTCGCGATCTTGAACTCGTCCGGCAGCTTCTCAACGGCCGCCAGCGCCTTCTTCATCTTCTCGATAAATTCCTTCTTTTCCATTTGTGCTTTCCTCCTTGCTTTTCGCAATAAAATGTTGTAAAATGCAAGGTGAGCTATGACATTACCGTTTGCTCACCCTTGACCGCTTTGGAGCTGGTACCTCCGAGGCGGTCGCTTTTTTGTGCGCTCATACCGCGCTCCTGATCTCGTCGATGGGGATGTGCCCGTGCGACGCCAGGCGCCGCAGCTCACCGAGCGTGATTTCCTCGGGATTTTTGAGCCGTCTCAATGCCATGTTCGGCGACTTGCCGATGATCGCGCCGAAGACTCGGCTGCGCTCGAGACCGTATGAGCCGATGACCTTGAGCATCGGATCGCGCTGCTTTGGGATGTACGGCATCGTTTCACCCCCTCACGCCGTCAGCGCGGCTCGTTTGGCAAGCGCCGCCTTGATGGTCTGATAGTCGAAGCCAGCGTCAATCATCACGCCGATGCGGTTCTCAACATCAGCCACAGCAGCCAGCTCTGCCGAGGTCAGGAAGTCACTCGCCACCGCCGTCTGCTTCGCGCCGCGCTCCTTGCGGATGGCTCTCGCCGTCTTGCCGATGGCAGTCATATACGCGAGGTTGGTATACTGCGCGTATTTGAACTTCTTGTGCGGCGTTTCCGGCAGCGCCTTGATGGCGTCGGTCACGTTCCGGCGGATGACTCGGCGTTCGGTCTTGATGGTCTGACAGCGATACAGCTCTTGCCGCATAGCGAAGAACTGCCGCACCAACTCCTCCTTGAACGCGACCACGACATCCGTGTTTTTCAGCAGCGTCATCAAGAACGTCGCTTGCTGCTCGTTCAGGTGGTAGACCTTTTTCGGTCTGCCTCGCCCATCGGATTTACGCATTTCAAATGCTAAAAATCCGAAACTCCGCAGCCGCTTTTCGTAGGTCTGAATCATCTGCTGGACGGCGTGATGCTTTACCTCGGCTCGCTCCGCGATGACCTCCGAAGTCGTGAACGGCTCGCGGTCGTTCGGCGCGAGGAATACGACCTTGCCGACGGTTTGCAGCTCGTTCATGCGGTATCCTCCTTTCTGTCTTGGGATGTACGGCATCAGGCCGTCACCTCCTCTCTGGTGATTTCCTCGACGGAGACCCCAAAATGCTCCGCGACCTTCTGGACGGCATGGACGGACGGTGCGTTTTCGTCCCACCGCCTGGTGGCACGTTCGGCGAGACCGCACGCAATCTCCATCTCCGTTAGAGTTTCGCCGCGCTCTTTGCAGAGCCTTTTGATGTTGCCTAACACCATATCAACCTCCTTCCACAATATCTTGCGGTTGACAAATACACAGATTTGCGTATAATCAAGATTGCACAGACATACGCAAATTTACGATGCCACAAGCCCCGATAGCTTGTGGTCGGTGTGGTTTTGCCCTCCACACCATCCATTATACGCAAATTTGCGTCATTGTCAAGCAAAACTTTCACATATTTGCGGATATTTTTTGGAGGTGGTTTCATGACTTTGTCGGAAAAGATTTCGCATTTATGCGAAGAAAATGGGATAACACGCAACAAATTCGAGATTGAAAGCGGAGTCGGTCGCGGTCAATCGGCTCGATGGGATACAAATAAACCGTCCGCCGATAAACTGAAATTGGCAGCCGACTATTTCAACGTTAGCGTCGAATATCTCCTCGCGCCAGATACCTATATCATCCCTGAGCCAATCTACAAAAAAATAACCGAGGACGCCCTCTACTCCCTCAAAGATGACGAGCGCGTCCTGCTGGAGCATTATCGTTCGATGACGGAAAACGACCGCGACATGATGCGCGACCTTGCGCGGAGGCTGACAAGTGGCGATTGATGGCGCTGATTTTTTCGTTCGGCTCATTGACTTCCCGACCTGTACCTGCGGCGGGATGGTGATACCGAACGATGACGGCACGTTCTCGGTGTACCTAAACGCCCGCACGAGCCATGACCAGCAGCTCCACAGCTACAACCACGAGAAGAACCACATAGAGCACGATGACTTTTACCGTGCCGCCAGCATCGGCCAGATGGAGGAGGAGGCCGGATGAAAGTCCCAGAGCCGCGCCGGATGTCCTCCGGGAACTATTACATCTACTTGCGCTTGAACGGCGTTGGCGTGCCAGTGACGGCTCCGACGGCAAAGGAGTGTAAACGGACGGCCGAGCTGATAAAAGCCGAATACCGGTCAAATAAGCGGCAAATAGAGCCGCCTCTTGCCGCCGAGCCGGAAGAGCCGAAAGAGCCGACGATCTCCGATGCCATCGACGAATATCTGACAAGCCGCCAGAACACGCTTTCGCCCTCGACGGTACGTTTCTATCGGTCTGTCCAAAAGCATCGCTTTTCGGCCGTCATGAGCAAACCTATCAGCTCCGTCACCAACTGGCAGGCCGTCGTGGATGCCGAGGCAAAGACCATCAGCGTCAAAACGCTCCGTAACGCCTTTTGCGCGGTCAGGACAGCCGTGAAAGCCGCAACAGGAATCGACATACCCCAGGCGCGTTTCGGCGTGCCTGTGCCTCATGAACGCGCTTTTTTGACGGCTGACGAGATACCTGCGTTTGTCGCTGCGGCGGCTCCGACCAAATACGCCGTGCCGCTGCTGCTGGCGCTCAGCTCCATGCGCGTGAGCGAGATCCAGGCACTCGACTGGAAAGACATAAAAAAAGCCCCTGACTTTATTCAAGTCAAGGGTGCTGTTGTATTCGATGAACACAACCACTATCAAAAAAAGAAACAGGCGAAAAATGCATCCAGCTCGCGTAACGTGCCGATACTGATCCCCGAGCTGAAGGCCGCCATCGAGCGCGACCGGCAGCCGAGCGGCTCCGTGATCCCGTGCAGCCAAAACAACCTCCGGCTCGCGTGCCACCGCATCTGTCAGCAAGCAGGCGTGACCGACGTCGGCCTCCACGGTCTGCGGCACAGCTTTGCCTCCCTCGCCTACCACCTCCGCGTGCCGGAGCAGATTGCGATGGAGATCGGCGGCTGGAGCGACGCCGGCACGATGAGAAAAATTTATACCCACATCGCCCAGAACGATATCAAACGCTATCAGGAGGCGATGGGCGACTTCTATGCCGGCAAAATCTAGTGTGCATTTTAGTGTGCATTTTCTTGTTCAGTTTTGCAAAGTGATTTCTTAAAAAATTGCAAAAACGCTCACTTTTCTATACAAGCAAAATAGCCTCAAAGTCGCATGAACAAAAGGAAAACCGCCAACCATAAGGGCTGACGGTTTTTCCTCATTTTGGCAGCGGGTGAAGGATTCGAACTTCCGTAAAAAGTCTCAAAAGCCGCATAAATAGGGCATTTCAGATTTTAGTGTGCATTTTAGTGTGCAAAATGTTTTGGCTACCAGTGCGAGAATGGCCGCACACTGTACGCGCAATCCGGCGAGCCGTGCGTGTGAATCCAGAGGTAAGCGTTCTCTTCGCTCATGAACAGTCGGCCGGTGGGAACGCCGTCGGCGTAGACCTCATACATGGCAGAAAACCCCAGCGCGGTCGTTCCAGACGAGGAGCCGGAGCATGTCCTCGCTGAGATTCATGTCGGCCGGTCTCCCCTGTTCGTCCTTTAAGCCGCCGCCCTTGATGATGCCGCCCTCGATGAGCTTCGCGACGGTCTCGGTCGCCCACGGGCAGGCGTCGGAGACTTCGCGGATGGTGTTGTATCTGCGTTCCATTGACTCCTCCTCCAGCTCGTGCGGGATGATGTAGGTCGGATTTGAGTATGTCAGGCTGCGAATCCGGCACTGCACATAGCCGCCGGCCGCATCGTTGCCGCTGCTGGTGTTGCCGTCGATGGTCGTGATCTTGGACTCGGTGCAGCCGACGAAGATGCCGGTGTGGTCGGTCGAGGCCCCGCCCGGGAAGTCGAAAATCACGATACAGCCGGGCACCGGATCGTCCGTCACGCATTCCGGCTGGTTTGCTTTGTACCAGCGCAGCAGCTCGCCACAGGAGGCCGTTTTGAGCGGCAGCGGAATGCCGGCCTGCACGTAAACCCACTGAACGAACTCCATGCACCAGGCGACGCCGTCGAGGCCGTACCACGAGCCGTATTTATTCCGATGTCCGGTGCCCTCGTGGTATCCGATCTCCTCGACCGCTATGGCCAGGATATCAGCCGCCACGCTCTCACCTGCTTTGCGCATCTTTATCATCCTTCCCGCCGACAGCCGCCTCGCCTGTGTGGTCGATGGTGTCGGCTGCGACCTTCAGACCTTTTTTAAGCCACTCCGGCACGTTCTCGGCTCCCATTTTGATGGCGTTCTCCAAAATGCTGCCGAGCTCCGTGATGGTGTACCACGAGAGGACGATGGGGAGAGCCAGCACGTCGAACGGGAGAATGATGCCGGACGCCGCCGTGATCTGCTTGACAGCCAGATCGAACATGGCGGCCACGAGGACGATGACGAACATTCCCGCCTTGTGCCAGGCACCTTCACGGGAGCGGTTGCTGTTCCATTCATGGTTGTGGATCGCCGCGAGCGTGCCGGTGAGGTAGTCAATGCCCATAGCGACCGCCCAGAGGACAAAGAGCCAACCGACCTTGCCCCACATCGTTCCGATAGCGGCTATCGTCCCCGCCATCGTGACCTGCGTGACAGTGGCGTGATTTCCCATTTCGCGCCTCCTTTACTCGCCCTCGCCCTCGACCGGCGGCTCAACTTCGGCAAGCTCGCCCTTGCTCCAGCACCACCGCTGGTTGCCCGCGCTGTCCACGAGATAGACCGTCTGCTGTTCACGGGATTCGTAGACCGCGCAAGCGTCCGCGATCGCCTGATGGTACGCGCCCTCGGCGCGGGCGAAGGCTTTGTCGGTATCGTTGCCGTAGTCCTTACTGTCAAAGGCTTTCGGGTAGCCGGAGACAGCGGAGTTGTTGCCGTTGATCGTGACCTCGTAGTGAACCTTGTAGATAACTCTCTGCATGATAATATCCTCCTTTAATCAGTTGTTTTGACGTATTTGACAGTAATGTAAGGATTCCATCCAGATGAGATGCTAGTGCCAATGAAGTAAGCAACCCGAAACGTACTAGTGTCCTGCATACTCGCGCCGTCTAAGTACGCGGCATATCCTGATGTGCTTAGATTCGTGCAGCCATACAAATTCGGCATATTCCACGCATTATGAATGGTCGCTTTTACATCAACAAGCAAGCCAAAATTTGTGATTGTTTTGTCATACACGGTACGCGCTCCACGCACGGATGAGGGTATTGTAAACACTTGCACATACACAGGCTTGCCGTTGTACCGCTCCGTTGTGCGGTATTCTGTATCAACGGTGAGGGGCGGGTTGACCCATTCGTATGGGCTCCAAACATTGTTGATTAGTCTTTTTACACCGTGAATATCATTCCCGAGATTATAATTCGGCATCACAACAAGTGAGCCATAACTGGCGCCAGCCTTAAAAATGATACCCAAATATGCAGTACCGTCGCTAAGCCAATCAGGGTAAATGCACACCGCACTAAAACTACGGTTAGGCAGGGTTTGGAAAAAAGTGGAAAGCTGCGTGTTAAACTCCGCTTCTGTAGACGCACCAATACCGATTTTGGCCAAAGTTTCACCGGCACTACCGTACCCCGCAGGTGCAAAGCCTCCCGCGTTCGGAGCCGCCGCGACCATCGCAAGATACGTCCCCACGTCCGCCGCCGCGATGTTCGTCCCCACCGTCAGCGTATCACCCTGCGCAATAGCTGCGGTAACGCGGTAAAGCTGTCCGCCGTAGACGAGGAAGCTGTTGACGGCATAGGCTTGCGAGGCGGTAGATGTCGTTTCGACGGGAGCGAGGTTTGCATCGTTGCCTCCGCCGCCGCTTTCGTTCGCCCACTCCGAGCCGTCCGCCGTCTTTGTGAGCACCTGCCCGGCTGTGCCGGTGTTGGATGGAGCAGGCAAAGCGCCAACGTCCGATGCCGAATAATCGCCGGACTGAGGAGTGACCGCGCCTGTGCGGCCGTTGAAGCTGCTGACTCCTCCGCCGCCTCCGCCGGACTCCAGCTCGTCCGCCACCGTAGTCGGCGTGACATTGGTGCCCGGCGTAATAGTGCCGCCCTGCGCGATGGCAGCCGTCACGCGGTAAAGCTGCCCGCTATACACGAGCAGGTCGCCGACGGCATACGCCTGAGACGCCGTGCTGGTGTCCTCGACCACCGCGATATTCGCATTCGCTGTGCCGTCTCCGCCTCCGCT